GTTAATCCACTCATAGCTCCATAGCCTAAAGCTGTATTACTACCACTTGTTGTACAGGCATCTAGAGAATAATTACCTACTGCTACATTTGAAGCACCAGTAGTGTTATTTTGTAAAGCACTTCTACCCATTGCTGTATTGTTTGATGCTGTAGTATTACTAATTAAAGCAAAGTTACCTACTGCTGTATTAGCATCACCAGTAGTGCTATTCTGTAAAGCAAAAGCACCAACTGCTGTATTTTCATCTGCTGTAGTAGTTGCTCCTAAAGCATCATGTCCTACAGCAGTATTGTTTTGACCAGTAGTGTTTGCATCAAGGCTAACAGTACCAACTGCTACATTTTGTGTACCTGTAGTGTTAGATAATAAAGAATGATAGCCAACTGCGACATTATTACTTGCTGTAGTATTTGAATTAAGTGCTGACATACCTAAAGCTGTATTTTGAGCACCTGTAGTGTTAGCAAATAAACTGTTAGTTCCAAAAGAAACATTATCATTACCTGTAGTGTTTGTTTTTAGAGCTTGTCTGCCAACAGCAGTATTGTTACTAGCAGTCGTATTA